GTTACTCGATCATATTTAAAAATTTTAGATATGATCGGAGTGGAATGTGGCTTAGCTAAGTCTATTTTGAGTCACAAAGGACTTGGAATAGAGTTTGCTAAGAACACTTTCGTAGATGGTAAGAATGTCTCTCCTATATCTTTTAAGGAGCTACAAGTCTCACTATCAGACCTTTCAGCTTGATCAGCCTTCTGTAAGAAATTGGAATTGTCTTGGGATCGCCAGGCAAGAGCGCTTGGCCATGGATATATAGCAAGGGGAAAACCGTTTAATCGGCTTAACCATGCTCTCCAGGCCGTCTGGTTGAGTCAGATTGTAAAGGCTGACTTTAATACAGACATCTTGTCTCTACGCCGTGGTGCTCCTAAAAGTTTTAACCGTGAGTATTTAGAATTATTTACTCAAGATGTGTTGAAACCTTTGCACTCCTTGATAACTCGTCGGACTACTTGGATTCGGGAATTCGCTGATAAGAATCAACGACTCCTCGCAGACAAGTGAGACCGCCGTTTCGATAGTGATTACTGGGATCTTCGTTCCTTGTGGGACGAAGTCTGGTTCTCCTCTCAGAAAGGGGTTTTCGAGAAACTCAAGAAGTACAATAATGAGCTAAGGCTATTTATTGGAAAAGTGCATGACATACCAGTTTGAGATAGGGTCCCTGTTCAATATTGACGGGACTACTCTCACCCTACTTTCGATGAGGCATTAAAAATGTTTCTCGAAGGTCAGGAGGTCTTAAAGAGGGTTTCGGGGGAAGTGTACCAGATTGACATGCCCAAAAAGCTGAAACGCTTGGAGGGTAAGTTGCCATATCAGGTCCGCTTCTTCCGGAAGTGATCACGATTGACGCATGCGCTAATCAAACGTTACCGCTCTTCTATGCACAGTAATACTGCGACGGAGGGAGATGGAGATGGAAAAGGGGATGCAACTTAATAAGTAGAACCCTTGCGGGTCCTTCGGGACTCTAGTGACGTGGACCACAATGTGATCCTAATGGTGCG